CGCCGTATCCAGCTGATGGCGCTGATTTCGGGAATGTCAACTCCGGCGATCCACAGATCGACGCACGCGACAGCATCCAGGTCACCGTTCCGGAGGCCATCAACAGCAGCGCGGCGCTGGCCCTTCGGGCTGGTGCCCGCCACGGCCGCGGCTCGATAGCCGGCCTGGCGCCAACGCTCAGCCACAGCCTCAGCCTGCTCCACCGACCGGCAGAACAGCACGCCGCGGCGATCGTGGCAACGGCGCTGCCAGTGCTCCAGAGCATCGCCAACGATCGCTGATCCCATGGTGTTGCTGGCCTGGGGCCGGAACAACCGCACCGGCGACAGCAGCCCCTCGCCCACCAGCTCAGCAGTGCTGCAGGTCAGCACCAGGCGATCGAACACCCGCGCCAGGGGTTGGCCATCCCGACGCTGTGGCGTGCCCGTCAAGCCCAGGAGGAACGGACGACCGAGCCGCTCAATCAACTGGATGTAGCTGGGAGCTACAGCCAAGTGGCACTCATCAATGATGATGAAATCGGCCGGCGGCAGATCCAGCCGGTTGACAGCAGTAAACACCGACACCACCTGGATTTGGTGGTGATAGTCGCGGTCGAAACCGGGCTGGATCCGGCCGAATGGGAGGCCAGCCTCCTGTAGTCGGTTGGCCGTGTCGGCGAGGATCTCATCCAGGTGCGCCAGGAACCAGACGGACCGGCCCCGAGCCCATGCCATGCGCACGATGTCCACGGCCGTGGCTGTTTTGCCGAACCCTGTGGGGGCCACCAGGACCGGGGCGCGGGCGCCGTCGGAGTAGGCCCGCTGCAGGTCGGCGATGGCCTGGGTTTGGCGGGGGCGGAGAGTGTGGATCACTGGTTGATCGGAATGGTTGGAGCCTGCCCGCTTGCGTGCTGCCACAGAACACGCCATGACGACGCTGATCCCAGCACGTCCTTTACGGACCCCTGATCCGCCGCAGCTGTTCGACGGCCGTCTGGATCGAACGGCCAGCCGCTGAGGGGGGAGCGGGCGATGGCTCCAAGGTCACCGTAGCATGGTGCTAGCGTTTTTGCGGTAAAGTGCTAGAACCCCCTGCAGGACGCCAACCAGGTATGACGCGAAAAAAACAGGTCCCCGAGGGGCTGAAGGTGGTGAGTTTCCAGGCCCCAGCTGATTTGGTTGCCGCATTCGATGCCTTAGCCAGGGTACGACTGGTTAGCCGGGCGGACATGCTGCGCTGTCACATGCAGAGCGAGGTAACACGGGCTCAGCGGCTGGCGGCCTGACGCCGTGGGAAACATCCTTGATCGGGCGGCGGGGCGCTGGCCCCAGCTGCTGATGGAGCTTGGCGGCTTGACGCCAGAACAGCTCACCAACAGACACCAGCCCTGTCCCGCGTGCCAGGGAGAGAACCGCTACCGCTGGGACAACGACGAAGGCGGCGGCTCCTGCTTCTGCAACCAATGCGGCGGGAAGGACCGCACCGGCGGCGGCATGTCGGGCGTTGACCTGCTCATGCGGGTCAGGAGCTGGACGCTGCCGGAGGCCTGCAGGGCGGTTGAGCGCCACCTCGGCCTTGCGACCGACGATCGCCCACCACCGCCAACCCACGGCGCCGAACGGTTCTGGCGCTACACCGAAGACTTCATCGTCTGCCGGTTCCCGGATCCGGTTCGCGGCAAATCCGTCCGTCCCCTCCTGTGGACCGGCAAGGCCTGGCAGTGGAAATCCCCAGCCAAGCCACGCCCCCTCTACTGGGCCAGGCGAAGGGCAGGTGCGCCTGTGCTGGTGGTCGAGGGTGAGCCGTCGGCTGATGCGGCTGCCGAGTTGTTCCCAGGGCATGCCTGCGTCACCTGGCCTGGCGGCTGCCCCAACGTGGATAAGGCTGATTGGTCGGCATTGCGCGGCCGCAGCGTCACGATCTGGCCGGATGCTGACCCACCGGGCCTGAAGGCTGCCGACATGTTGGCCGGCATTCTTGCGGCGATCGGTTGCACCGTGGCAGTCGTGACCCCTCCGGACGGGGTGCGGCAGGGCTGGGACCTGGCCAATGCACTGGAGGACGGTTGGACCCCAGAGCGGGCCGCGGCGGAGCTGGAGCGATTGGCGCAGCCAGTGCCCACAGCGCAGCCCCCTGCCCCACCCACCGGTCAGACTCCCAACCCCTCCACCCTGGCGGCCGCCACCGATCGGCTCCGCCAGGCGATTGCCTCAGGCGTCAGCGGCTCAGTTCTTCAGCAGCTGGTGGCCCAGCTCGCCGCGGATGGAGACCACTCCCCTGTGGCCCTCAGCCGCATCGCCACTGAGCTCGAGCGCGAGGATCATCACGCCGCGGCTGTCACCCTGCAGGCCGCAGCGCTGGCAGCAGAGGCGGACCGGCAGGAACTGGGGCAGCTGATCAGCCCCGCCTACCTGCTGCCCGCACCGATTGCGGCGGCCATTGAGGCCCGCACCCGCTACCTGCCGTGCGATGGCCCCTCCGCCGTGCTGCCCTACCTGGCGGCAGTGGCCGGGCTGGTGAAGCTGGGCACGATGGTCGAGGCGAGCGCCGTAGCCGGCTACCGCGTGCCGGTGAACCTGTTCACCTGTCTGGTGGGCAGGTCAGGCGCCAAGAAGTCCCCAGTGGATCGTCTGCTCCTCCAACAGCCCCTGGCGCCGCTACTTGAGGAGCAGGCCCGGGCTGATCGGCGCGAGCGCGAGCAATGGCGCGAGGCGTGCCGCCAGGTGAAGCGGGGCGAGCCGAAACCGGAGGAGCCCTGCCGCCGCCACATCCTCACCAGCGACTTCACCGGCGAGGGCTTGGCTGAACAGCTGGAGCTGCTGGAGCAGGCCGGCAGGGGCCTCCTGATCTACCGGGAAGAGCTCTCCGGCATGTTCGGCAGCCTCAACCAGTACCGATCGGGCCGCGGCGCCGATGAGCAGCAGCTGCTGGAGCTTTACGACGGTTCTGGCATGACGAGCCTGCGCGTCAGCGGTGGCCGGAGCTACGGGCGATCCCAGGTCAGCATCGCCGGCGGCACCCAACCCGACGTGCTGCGCCAGCTGGTGGCCCATGGCGACGCCTCAGGCCTGTGGGCTCGATTCCTGTTCTGCCCCTTGCCGGAGCGCGTGGTTCGGCTCCCGCTGCACACCACAGCCGATGAGGTCGCCGAGGTTGAGGCCGCGGCCCGTCTCCTGGCGGAGTGCTGCTCCCGCGTGTTCAGCATGCCCCCTGCGGTCTACCGGCTGAGCTCTGCAGCGGCGGAGCGGTTTGCCAACTACGAGGAACGGCAGCAGCGTGAGGCGCTGCGGGCCACCATCGGCGCCCAGGGGGCCGTCCATGGCAAGGCCAGTGGCAAGGCTTTACGGGTCGCTGGCGTGCTGCACCTGCTGGCCATCGCCGTGGGGGATCTGCCGTCCTCCGCAGAGATCGAGGCGGATGCGATCGACAGGGCCTGCGTCCTGGTGGACCATCTCGACGGCTGGGCTCTGGGGTTGCATGCCGACGTGAACAGCGGAGAGCTGCCCTCCCTGCTGAGGGCCATCCATCGCGCTGCAGAGGCTGCAGAGGCTCCTGTGGCATGGCGGCAGGTCTACGCACGCCTGGGGCGCACGCAGCGGCAGGGGGCGAACGCTGCGGCAGCAGGGGAGGCGATGCGGGCGCTTGCGGCGGCGGGATATGGGGAGCTGGTGGCCGGGCCGCACGATTCGATGCTCTACCGGGCGCTTAAGCCGCTGCCGTAGGGCTGTAGGGCCGTAGGGCTGCGCATCCCAGCCGTAGGGCTTGCGCTGGCAGCCGTAGGGCCGTAGGGCTGCGCGGCACAACTCAGGCTGTGACTGGGTTTCTGGCCGTAGGGCTGCTGCTGTGCAGTGCCGAGCCGTAGGGCTGTAGGGCTGACCGTAGGGCTCCCTGCCCTACGGGCAAACCCGCTGCAGCGCAAGGGATTTCGGCGAAAAATGGCAGCTGTAGGGCTGTAGGGCTCCTAATGCGAATGCAAACGCACAGACGAAAGGCGAATGCAATGGAGAAGATGAAAAAGAGCCCTACAGCCCTACGGTAGTACTAGAACCCTTGGTATGACTGGGTTTTACCCGTAGGGCACCCAGCCCTACGGCTAGCCCTACAGCCCTACGGCCAGCCCTACGGCTCGGCAGACTGAAATAAGAGCAGATCCCTGGCGCCGTGCTGCGTTTCACCGTTGACGATGAGCAGATCAGTGAGGCCAGCAGGGTTTGGCTGAGGCTCGTGGGGCAATACGAGTGGACCTGCGCCATGGCGCTGACCCGGGCGGCCAAGACGGCTCGGGCAGCCATTGCCGCCACAACCCTCGGCGGGATCGATGGTGGCCCTACGGCATGGACACGCAGGGGCCTGATGTCCTCCATGGCAAGACCTGACAACCTCGTGGCCAATGTCGGCTTCAACTACGGGGATGGGTCGTTCACTGAGCAGGGCTTCACGGGCAAGGGCGGAGGCGTCCCATCCGGTCGCTACATGGGTGTGCTCGCATCCGGAGGGGATCGCAAGCCCAAGGCCACTGAGCTGCGGTTGAGGCGGGCGGGGATCATCCGGAGCGATCAGTTCATCACGCCGGCATCCAGCGGGATCAGGCTCACGCCACAGGGCAACGTGCCGGGGCCGGAGTATCAGCGCATCCTGTCGCGGTTGAAGGTGGAGCAGGAGGGGAGCAACACGGCAACACGGTCCGCGGCGAAGCGGCGGCAGTCCGATTACTTCGTGAGGTATGGGGAATTAGGGGAAGGGGCTATGTACATCGCAAAGAGAGTTGGTAGGGGATTTGTTGCTGCGTTGTTTGTGGTTGATCAACCTAACTACGAAGGGTCGCGATACCATCCGCAGTTCGATATACAGGGGATTGCTACGAAAGCTTTTAAGTTAGACTTTCCGTTGCAATTTCAGAAGCAACTTGATTACGAAATCACGAGATCGTTATAGGATTTTTTACGGGTCCTTCCGGGGTTGTGATGGTGTGGGTATATTCGAATCGCAAGCCTTCGCTAGCGAGTGTCAAAAAAAAGGGGTTACAAACCCAGTGCCTGCCTAGGATTTGACGGTTTTTGGCATTCGCATAACGACTTGCGTAACCTGCCCTGTTACCGCGTAACGCGGTTTACCGCTAGCCTGTACCCACAGTTACAGGGTTTCAGTGGCAGAGCCGACCATCGTCAACCAGATCGAGCTATGGCCGATCGAGCGGGTCAAGCCAAACCCCCGTAACCCAAAGGTCCATACGGATGCCGCAGTTCGTGAGCTGGCGGACTTTATTGAGGCTGTGGGCTTCAACAACCCTTTAGGCGTCAACAGCAACGGCAACCTCCTGAAGGGGCATCGCAGCCTCAAAGCGGCCAAGTTGCTGGGCCTCAGGCAGGTGCCGGTCGTCGTCTTGGATCACATGACCCAGGAGCAGCGACGGGTCTATGCGCTGGGCGACAACCAGATTGCGCTGACATCGCCGTTCGATACCGATCTGCTGCGCGAGGAGCTGCTGGATCTCCGCACCCTGGGGGTCGAGTGGGATCTGATGGGATTCGACGCCGAGACCACCAACGGCCTGTTCACCATGCCGGAGACCGCGGCGGACCCAGAGCCGGAGCCCGAGGACGAACCGGAACCGGAGCGGGGGCAGCCGCTGGCCATCGTGCTGCAGCCCGATGAGCTGCGTCGCTGGCGGGGTGTCAAACGAGCGCTAGGGCTCAGCCTCGACCGTGCCGCCTTGCTGCGCCTGGTGGATCGCTTCCTGGAACAGTCCGATGGCTGACGGGATTCGAGCCCTGAAAGGCGAGCTTCTCTGGCGGCCAGAGCCGCTTGAGCTTTCGATGAACTGGTGTGGGTTTGATTGCTCTTATTGCTACGCCAACGCACGCAAGCCTAACCGTGCAGTTGATCTGCCGCAGATTATGGGCTTATTGGCCAACTTTCGAGAGCGTGAAACGCGGGAAGCGAAGCTACTGCAAATGGGCTATCCGGTTATTGCAAGCAATCACGTTGATGTATTCGCAGGAACAAATGCCGAACAGTTTGAGCCGATATGGGAAGCTTGTGTAGCGCAAGACGTCCCTATTGTTTGGCAGACAAGGGGAGCGCATAAGCCGCAGCGCAAGATCCTGGACAGGGTTATCAGAGAAACACCGCGTAGCATTTGGTACATCTCCATTCCGATGTGGGACGATGAGATTAGAAAACGGATCGAACCCAAGGCGCCACCTATCGGCTATCGACTGGAGTTGATTCAGCAACTTGTAGAAGCGGGGCACCCTGTTGTGGTTGGCATCAATCCCGTGTGTGTTGATTGGCTACCAGATTATGAGCCATTGATTGACAAGATTAAAGAGCGTGGCGTGTTTGGCGTTTGGTTTAGTGCTTTGTACTTTGGGCGAACGTTTGGTGAATCATTAAGCCAAGAAAAAGTGGACAGAATAACACCTGAGTTAATTGATAGGGCAGGATGCAGGGGGAGTAAGATTGATCACGCTCATATTACCGCTGCTGTTGAATATGCGGAAGCGGCAGGGCTGGCCACGTATTACCACGCTTCAGATAGACCATCGACGTTATTTGATTGGTGGGATCAAGTTTACGGCAAGACAATGCCGATGATTCAACAGCTTATCAATCAAGCGCACGAATGGTACACAGGAGAACAAGAAGACTACATCGTAATTCAAAAGCACGAAGCCATAGCAGCCATGTCAGAACTTCCGGCCGGCTTTAACTATGGGCCATTCTTTCATTCTGATGTAAAGCAATTTAGAATGATGGCGGGATTGCCCGCTGGCGCTTCGCTGCCTAAGTTGAATGCCGAACAGTTTTGGGATTTCCTATGGAACTCTGAATACTTCTCCGCCAAGATGGGGCCATTAAGTTGTAGGTGTTTCGCCTACGCATCGGTGAAGTTCGGCAAGGATATTACGCCAATCTATGACGGGGAAGACAGGGTAATGGTTTACCGTCCTGGCGGCTTTAAGCATCGCTACGCTCACACTCCCGACCTGGCGGAATGATTACCTATACTGAATCGGAGTACGGTCTCTTTTCATGGCCTATTACTACGGCAACGCCAACCGTCCTGGCGGCGGCGGCGCTTTCGAGCGTGGCAAGGGCGGTCAACTGCGCCCAACCACCCAGGGCCGAGAGGCCCGCGCTGCGTTCCGCAATCGCCAATCCAGAGAGCGATTTGAGCGGACGGTTAAGCGACTCGGGTTCTAGGGCTAACGCCTGGGGGTTCGCGTGAACCTCCAGGCCTACGCCAACCACCGCAAGGCCCGTAACCTGATTGGCCAAACTCGCGTCAGCGTCCTGCGAGCAATCAACACCGGCCGCCTAGAGGAGCCGGCTGTCAGACGTGAGGGCAGGGGATGGGTTATTGATCCTGCCCTGGCAGATGAGCAGTGGGCCACCAGGACCGGTATCTCGGTCAACAATCCAAGGCCCCCCGCTGCAGTGGTCAGTTCACCGAGGCGGCAAGCATCTACCGCTCCGCATCCTCCCGCACCTGGCGGCCCCAGTTACGCGGAAGCGAGACGTGCCAGGGAGGTCTACCGGGCTGAACGAGAGCGGCTTGAGTTGATGAAGGCGAAAGCTGAGCTAGTGCTAGCTGCTGACGTGAGACAGGAGGCATCGCGCTTGGCGCGGCAGGTGCGTGATCTGCTGCTGATCATTCCCAACAGATTGGCAGCTAAGCTCGCCGGCATGACGGATCAAGATCAAGTGAGGTCAGAGCTTCAGGCTGAAATCGAATCAGCGCTACGAGGGCTAGCCGATGCCTGAAGCTGCGCCCCTTTACAGACAGGCCTTTGTCAAAGCGCTACAGCCGCCGCTCAACCTGACAGTCAGCGAGTGGGCGGATAGGGAGCGAATTCTTACGCGGCGATCGACTTCAGAGCCGGGTCTGTGGCGAACTGATCGTGTTCCGTTCCTGAAGGAACCGATGGATTTGCTTAGTCCTCGGGAGCGAAAAATAAAGCGGGTTGTGCTTATTTTTGGCTCGCAGTCTGGGGCAAAGACCGAGTGTGGTCTTAATTGGCTAGGTCGAACGATCGCCATGGATCCCGCGCCGTTCTTGGTGATGTTTCCTACGGAAGCATTTGCTAAACGTCAGATCAGGCAACGGCTTACACCATTGTTCAAAGACACTCCAGCTGTAGCCGCTAAAGCGATAAGCAGTAAATCGCGCGATGCTGCTAACGCTATGTTCCTGAAAGAGTTTGAGGGCGATATGCTGCTGAGCATTATCGGCGGCAACAGTGGTAGCGCAGCCCAGGGTATGCCAGCTCAGTATCTATGGGCTGATGAAGTTTCATCATTGCCGCTAGAGATTGATGATAAGGGCGATCCATTAGAAAATGCAGAGGCTCGTCTTACCAACTTTCCAGATCGCAAAACCCTGCTCACCAGTACACCGGGAACTCGGGGCGCCTGCCGCATTACCGCAGAGTTCGAAACTCGCAGCGATCGCCGCCGTTACCGCGCGTTGATGCCATGCTGCGACGCGCTGGAGGTGCTGCGCTGGGAGCACTTCGTATGGGACCGTCCCGATGGTGATGTGTGGTGTCAGTGCCCAGCGTGCAATGAGAGAGTCGCTCAACACCACAAAGCGACCATGCTGGCGGGCGGAGAATGGAAGGCGACCGCCAGGGGCGATGGCGAGACCGCGGGGTTTCATCTGCCTGGCTGGTATGCGCCCTACGGGTGGTTGATGTGGGAGAAGATCCGAGACGAGTTTCTTAGGGCTAAAAGTGATCACTTGCTTCTGAAGGGCTGGGTAAACAAACGCGCCGCCGAGGCCTGGGAGGATGCCCTAGAGAATCTGTTCAATGCCGAGGGCCTGGCCAAGCGCCGACAGGACACGGCAGCCGGCAACAACTACCCGGCTGGCAGCGTGCCGGATGGCGTGCTGGTGATCACCGCAGGCGTTGACGTGCAGGGCGGCGGCGGCTCGATCGGTGAGCGCATCGTGGTGACTCTCTGGGGCTGGGGCAGGGGCGAGGAGGGCTGGCACCTTGGCCACTGGGAGATCCATGGCGATCCGCAAGGCAATGAGGTTTGGGAGCAGCTCGACCGGATCGCCGACACCAAATGGAAACGGAACGACGGCACTCAGCTGTCGATCATTCAGGGGGCCATCGACGATGGCGGCAACGCAACCCACCGCGTCCGCGACTACTGCCGTACTCGCGGGAAATGGGTGCCGGTCAAGGGCGGCAGCCAGAGCGGCAAGGCCATCATCGGCAAGGGCCAGGCCGTAGACATCAACCGCAAAAATCAGGCGATCCAACGGCATTCGGTGCTGCTGTATCCGATCGGCACCGACACCAGCATGGCGCACCTGCAGGGCCGCCTACGGAGCGACACACCGGGTCCGGGATAC